TCAGCTAGCTGGAAACTTTTTATACAGAGTTGAGAGCCCTACTCCATACGTTTTTGATACGCTTTGTCGTGATTCACCGGTTGCCATCCGCTCCCCCATTTCCCGCCATTGCTCATCCGTGAACTTAGGCCTGCGACCACCAACTCGCCCTTTTGCCCTGGCTACGGCCAGCCCTGCTAAGGTACGTTCGCTATTAAGATCAGATTCATATTGTGCTGCGGAAAGGATGTTACGAAAGTTATAGCGGCCGCTGGCTGTTTTGAGATCCACGCCATCGGTAATACTGCGGAAGTTGATACCCTTTTCCTGTAACTGCTGGAACATCAACAGCGCATGCAGAACGTTGCGGCCTATCCTGTCCAGCTTCCAGACCACCAGTTCATCCCCCGGCTGCATAGTGGCGATCAGCCGTTTTAGAACCGGCCGATTCGATTTCCTCCCGCTGGCATGCTCTTCAAAAATTTTCTCACAACCCGCTGACTTGAGCGCCGTTAGTTGCAATTCAGTGTCCTGGTGGTTTGTTGATACTCGGGCATAACCGTAAATCATGAGTGCTTCTCCTGTTGTAAAAACAGGAGAAGAGGCGAAATATCACCTGATTCAGAAAAATATTTGAAAGGTTGGTTTGGGAGAAGCCAGATTCTCTGGTCGTTTGTTAAACACGAATATTTTTAAAAGCTCTGGAAAATATATCCCAACACCAGGGACAAAAAAGATAAGGGTCATTGCCTCTGGTGGCGGTGGCGGCGGCGGTGGGGTTCCTGAAACAACAGAAAATCAGCAGGCAACAGCCGGAGCTGGATTGAGCGGCGCATTTATTGAAGCATTTTTCGAGGTTGATAATGATTTCGAAGTCAACGTTATTATCGGTGCTGCAGGTAAAGGTGGGGGAGCCGGAAGAAATTCAGGTAGTGAAGGTGGCACAACTTATTTCGGTTCCATGATAACTGCACCTGGTGGTACAGGCGGTGGCGCGGGGGGAGCATCTGCAAACACATCATATATTCAGGGTATTTCATGGGGTGCCAGTCCGACATCGTCCGGTACTGTACTAAGAGCATTTCGCTGTAGTGCAAAAACACCAGGAGCAATGGTTATCTCTGTTAAAGCTGTAGCAGGTGGTACCGGGGGGGATACACCATTAGGTTCAGGCGGTATAGGTGGTGCAAGTTCTTCATCATTCAGCGGACGTGGTGGTGGTAAAGCTGAGGGCTTTGGTGCTGGCGGAGGCGGAGCCTGCGCACCTGCTGGAAGTGAGGCTCAATCGGGAGGTGACGGTGCCCCGGGAATAGTTATTGTTGAGGAGTATGCCTGATGAGTAATTTTGCTCTGATTGAACATGGCGTGGTGAAAAATATTATTATCTGGGATGGAGAGGGTGATTTATTCTCTAATTGCGAAATTATAAATATTGATCATATAGATGCAGGCGTCGGTTGGTTCTATTCTGACGGAGAGTTTATAGCACCACCGGAACCGGAAATGACTGAATATGATGTTGGTAATATCGACGCGGTGATGGAAGCAGATACCAGCACCGCGCCGGGGGTTATCTGGCCAGTTCCACCTGAGATGGTTTAATCTCAATCAGAATGGGTTCGCCCTTCTTGTTAACAGATATTTCCATTCCTTCAGGGATTTCAGATGCAGTAAAAAACCAGTTATCTTCTGGTAATTCCACAGCCCCGGTCACGTCATGAAGACCGGGGATTACTTCAGTCAAAGTAACAGGATTAAACAGGCGCACAATAAACTCTCCAGGAAAAAGCACTTGTTGATGGTCTTCCGTCGTACATCTGGCAGCGGACATAAAAACCTGTATTACTGACCTGGTCATCCACGATCATTGAAACGTGAACGTTATTAGGTGTGGCTTCGTAATCTGTTCTTATTCTTTCCGCTATGCTGATAAAACGTGAAAGTTTAGGTAGTGCAATTGGATAAACGACTTTAGCCAGCCCATTATCATTGGAACCACCAGTTCCAAATACTTCTATTGCACCATCTGACCAGCGTATCCATGCACCATTGACATTAGCTCCTCGCTGAATGACATATCTGGCTTCTCCCAAACCAAGGTTTGCGAGACCGTTTTTTGACGTTAATACAGGAGTCCATTTTGCTGATGGCGGCTGGCTACCAATATTTGCATTTTGTAAGGACTGATAAGATTCACCGTTATGTGTGCAGATCGAACCGATATGATATTCCTGTTCTGCATGCCACTCTGGAACCCCCATTTGGTGCTGATACGCAATGAACTGACTCATTGCATACATTGCCGCATTGAAGTCCTCAAGCGAGGGGTGTTCGGAAGCGCCAACAATGCCCCATCCGCGAAGGAAAGATGCCGTAATTTGCGAGGTCAGGTCATCCGCCTGATTTGTTCCACCAAACACGGTTCTTTCCATTCCCTGTGCATCAGAGGCAAAAGCCCGAACATCTCCCTGATATCGTACAATCTTAGACATGGATTTTCCTCGAAAAAAAACCGCCCTGGTAGGCGGTATTAAACTTGCTGGCGAATCCTCTGGCCGAAGGGTTTCGCGAGAAACCGAATGTCAGACCAGGAGTCACCTGATAAAAATAATCGTATCGAACGCCCGCAGGTTTCGGCAGCAGGCCAAGCTTCACAATCAGGCGTAACTCTTCAACTGATACCCGCGGCGAAACGTTCAAAGCAAGCGTCATGTCTTTTCTGTCGGTCACGTAAGCTTCGCCGTTGAAAGCCGTCTGTATAACATCCTGCAGGCTGACCCGATCGTCTGACGCTATCGTTGCACCTGCGGCGTTTCGCGCAATTTTGACCCGAAGGAACCTGCGATACTCATTGTCAGCCAGTTGATAGTCACCATATGCCGGCGAAAACTTGCTGTAGAAAGGTGCGCCGACATACGCCGCATTAGATTTACTGTCGAAGCCTGCGGTATTCAGATGTCCGTCAAACCCGAAAAATACACGGGCAATAACAGCAGGCACACTACGGTGAAGGCCGACTATCCGGCCAATGACATCAAGCCGGTATCCGGTAACCCGGTCGAGATCAAAGTTATCTGGGTTACGAATAAAATCGGCGATGATTTGCCAGTGCCTGAGCATGGCTTGTATCTCTGATCTTGCTTTTTTCTTTTCCCAATATTGTTTGATGAGCATTAGCGTGTAGCGGTTAATGATGTCGTCATTCACTGGACCACCTCGTTAACGTCTATATTTTCCACACTCAACGTGAACTTTCCCTGAAAGCCTGGCGATAACTCAGCATCGGTGTAATCTGCCCCATTACTGCTAATTTGCAGATTGGTCAGCACAAAATTTACCCGTCCTACCCCATACCCATTCTCATAAAATTCATTGGCATCCACAGACTCACCAATATGCATGGTGCGTGATGCAAGAGATTTTTTGAGAGTATCGATATCTATCGGTTCGCTTTGAATCTTCCGGCGGGCATTAAGCCTGATATGAAGCGGCTTATAGATGGGCCGATCAAACTGAAGTTCATGGGCTATCAGAAATGAAGTGCCGTCAGGCCGAATCAGGGTCTCGGTAAAACGTCCGGTTATGCTGCCTTTCGTTCCCGTTCCACCGCCTTTCTGTTTAACCATCACCTCCACAATTTCTGAAATCGCTCCCCCCTCAACGACCAGCCATATTGAATTGGCCGGGATACCCGTCGTCGGATTATCAATTTTTGTGTCGTTCTCTCCGATATTCAGATCAATTACACCTGTCAGTTGAGCAACTTTAGCGAAAACCGCCCCAGTGCTACCTGTTGCCGGGTTCTCAAGCGACCGGTTCCGGCGTTGCCTGAATTCTTCAGGCGTTTCCTCATCCCGACCGACCACAACCGCGGAATCAGAGATAATGCTCACAATCCCTGGTTCTGGTGTGAGTTGAGTGAAGGTGTCGTTCACAAGCCCAGTAACTTTCCCAAAGTTTTGAGCAAAAAAGGTGGCTGTTGTGACGCCCGCCGGAACGGTCACGTCCTGTCGGATAGCCCAGACCTGATTTGCCTGGTCCCGTATCTTATACCCGCTATAGAGAAGCACCGGCCTGTCTGTTGTGACTTTAAGGTCACGCTGAGACCGGGAGCCGGGGCGAAGGAAAAGCCCGTGAAGTTTGGCGATAATCTGCTGCATATCACCTGTATTAAAATCGGGGTCCATTTGGGAATAAAGCCATTGCAGCGCGGCTTCAATATCTGCCCGAGCCTGAGCTTCGATTGCCACGCGTTGACCGTCGGGAGATTCCTGGTCTAAATCGATATCCTGACCATAAATTCCCTTATATCCGTCGCTCAGTTCCTGAAATAACTCCCGGAGAGTGCTTGTCTCAAGGCCGTTGTCGCTAAACTGTAGTGCCATTCTTCAACGCTCCGTTGACCGGGAAGGTGATCGTCTGCTGGTCATAGACGGTCTCAATGCTGAGTTCGATTTTTTGTGACCGGGTGGCCTTATTGACCTCCATCGCCAGAGCGGTAATGCGCATAACCCCATCCGTCGCCAGCGTCACGCGCTCTATCTCCCGCAGAATCTCCTGCTCGGTGTTTTTCTCTGATAACAGGTAAAGCCAGTCGATGTTGTCATCCATGTTGAGAGGATTATCGTTTTTGAACGAGCGGATCCGGCATTTGGCTTTCTGCGCGATAGCAGCACCGCCAGTTATATAGTTTGCCTTCCCGCGCCCAAATCCCCAGTCGTCATTTTTATCAAGTGCTGAAACAATCATGAGATCTCCGTGACAATACCGTTGGTAACTGTGATTGTTTTCCCGTCATCGCTTCGAAATGAACCAGACACCCCAGACTTACCGCCTGTCTTTACCTGGGAATATTGAAGTACATTCAGAACATCGCATTCTTCCAGAGTCGTCTTACCATCTTTCTGGGTAATATTTCCTGTGAGGTTTAAATCACCCTCGTGGTCAGAATCCCCCTTCATCATCCTGTTCTTCTTAGGGATATTGATCGCGGTAGCCTGTGGGTTAACCCCACACAGAGCGAAGCCATCTGAATAATCGTGCATACGCATTTCAAGTGGTGAAACAAAGTCGCTACCCGCATACCAAGCGTCATAACAACGCTCAGAGATAAGGACGAGGCAATAGTCACCAGCCGCAATTGGTTCGGCGATATAACTATCACCGCCTTGCAAAATTACCGGGGGGACTTCAATGAACTCTGGGAGTTGCTTGCTGCTCCCTTTCACAACCCGATTGATAACGGGGACGCAACTGATTGTTTTGTCATTTACAGACGTTATTTTTGCGACAACAATGGTGTGAACATCGGCCAGAGCAAATTCAACACCCAGGCCGATAGTGTCGTGAAGTTCTTCGATCATAAATTAAGCCCATAAAAAACCGCCAGAGTGGGTTCAATGGATGGCTAGATAAATACTCATACTAATCGCCGTAGAGCGAACCTGCGCCAGCGTTTAATACTAAGGAGAGTCACTCATGGGATTCAAATTCAGACAGCGCATCAAAATTGCACCAGGCATTCATATAAACATAGGTAAAACAGGCATTACTAGCGCATCAATTGGTAAGGCTGGTGCTACCCTGAACGTTGGTAAAAAAGGGGTAAAGGCAACCGCAGGCATTCCCGGTACCGGTTTGTCTTACACGAGTGGAAACTTGCTCGCGGGTCAAAAGAACTCCACCGGTAAACACGCTGAGAACGTAGAGGAACAAGCACCTGAGCGGCTTGGTTTCTTTTCGGACTCAACGTTGTTAGAGGATGGTCAGGAAGATATTCAACCACCTCGCCCATTGGTCATGGTATTAACCCATAAGCAATTTAGAAAACTATCAACCGAGGAGAAAACGGCATTTAAAAATGCAGGTGGTAAGGTGAAGTTTTCAATAGGCGAGAAAATTTTTATTCTCACAGTCATTATTTTTGCTCTTGGCTGGCTTTCAGATCGTCACCCACCAGAAAAAACCAATTCCAGCGTAACGCAAGAAGTAAAATCTTCAGTTAACAACTGAGTAATTTCCGGCAGGCTGGCATACCACCTTCTGATACCAGGCTGCCCCGTTGTTCTGCCCGCTGGTTTCAATCTGGTATATCTTATAAACCCCGTTTAACGCGGGGTTCGTCACGCTTTCAACAGCGCAAAGCCCACCGATCACCAGCATAGGATTCAGTTTCGTATCGAATACGATCTGCCCTTTCGAGGATTTGGCTAAGGTACTCGAGTCAGTATCTTTTTTGCCTGCCGGATCCGTATCAGGCTCATTGGTTGGCATCTTGGCTTTCTTCCCCCCGTCATCCTGTGCGCTAATCTTCGTTGCCTGAGGCGTATTTAGCAGACCGCTACGCGCATTCACGACTGGAATGTTACCCGATGTAACCTCATTAGCCTTGAGGATGTGGACGCGCTCATCTTTGATGAAAAATGACTCGTCGGACGCAAGGGTATCGGTAAGAATTTTACTGGAGCTACCTACCAGAACCTTCGGCCTGATGAGTGCTTGTTGCTTCGTCACAGAGCCTTTTTTCGTGTTTGGCATATCCTGCAAGACAGAATCGACGACCTGATCTTTCCCGCGTACCGTGCGCGATGTGAAAGCGTTGATATAGTCGTGGCCACCGTCTTCACATTCCAGGCTGACGATGTGGATCGCCCCCTCACGCTTTACTGCTCCGCTTTTAACCGAACCCTGAAATACCTGGCGCAGCTTGCCGTCGTAACCAACCTCGAGTCGAACGGGGATATACTTCTCTTCATCTTCGGACTTGAGCAATTGCAGACGCGTGGAAGGCTTTAGCCCGTTGATGGACACACTCAGCTTGCCGAGTGACTTCTTGTCCACAGTTTCCAGCGCCTTGAATGACACGGTGATCGGTGGCTCGATAATCACTGCTTGATTGCCGATCCCCACCGTCAGCCGATAATCACGGTAAAAAGTATCCATCACGGCACGTCTCCCCCGCGAATATCAATCATCTCTTCCGGCGTGACCAGATACATTTCGATGCGACCACTGGCGAAGTCGTCAGCCCGATATGGGTCAATGCCGGAATTGTCAGCGCAAAGTAACACAACGTCGAAAGGCCAGTTCTTGTGCCGAAAATGTAGCGTCCCGAGGGACAGCTTCACGCCGTCGATGTAATCACCGTTGTACTCCACGCGCATTTTCCACATTTCAACCGTAGGCAGATAACGAATAGTGACCACAGCCTCACCACGGTCAAAAATCAGAACATGCCGCTGGATAGGTTCGTCAGTGATGTTGGTTATCGGATCCATACGTTGCTCTCATTAGAATAAAGATTTCGCCGCCCCTTTTAACGAGGTCATGACTGATTTTGACTGGCTGGTCCCGTTACTTTTTTTAGAATTATCAGCGGGCGTCTGCGCCCCCTTATTAGCAACGCCCGCCGTTTTTGATTTAGCAGCTGCCGAGGGGGATTTGAAGTGCTGCTCAATCGGTGCGGTAGTCAGTTGCGTGAAGGTGATTTTTGTAAAACTGGCTTCAAACTTAGTTTCCATCGTTTGATTGTCGGTACTGATGGTCAGGCCGCTTAACGCCATATTTTCATGGGTGCGATAATCCACCTCCACGGAAATAAGCTGCTTGCCGTAGTACACCCCCTCAATGAAGTCGAGAAATTGCTCGCGTATACCTTTAGCGCCACCAGTAGACGGGTTGCCCACCAGCCCAAACAGGTCGGCTCCTTTATCAGCCAGGCGTTTTGCCTTTAAGATGGCCTGCTCTGCGCGGTCGGCAATCTCATTCATTTTTTGCAACTGCTGCTGCGTCTTTGCGGGGATGTACTCCAGCACCTCACCATACTTCGAATAATCTGGCATCAGGCTAAAAGAAGAGTTTGGTTTCGCATCGACAAAAATATCGGCAACAACACCGCTGATTTTTATCGTCAGCGGGCCATTGATAATGTCGTCTGACGCGTTACTGCCATCCTCCAGCACGTCTACAGGAACCTGAGACGGGTATTCAGTAGCATCGCTCACTCGGGCAAACATTGAGAACCCGCCGATCCCTACCTTTTTAACAGTATCTTTGCCAGAAGATTGCGCCTGCATGAGGCCGTCTAGAATCCCCATTACCGACCTCCTCTGCCACTCAACCGGTTGGCATCCTTCATGTTTTGTTGCAGGCTATCTGCCGCAGTATTCCCGGCGACAACCGGATCGGATGTGTTGATGTGAATCGTGTTCTGCTGGCTGACGCTTGAATTGCTTGTCACGCCACCACCACCGAGTCCCACCGCAGCATTCATGCCGTAAGGAATACCACCAGGACTCATGCCGCCGTTACCGCCGCCGGTTACTCCCTGCTGCTGTTCATCCTCACCGACCCCGAAGAATGACTTTGTCGCATTCCAGGCATTTGAAGCAGCGTTGCTGATAATATTGCTGATGTATTCCCCCAGCCCAGCAAAGATGTTTTTCGCCCAGTCAATAAAAGCCGTGAATGGTTTTTTCATCAGTTCGACGCCGTTATCGAAGATTTTTACCACATCCCCCCATGCACCTTCAAAATCGCCAGCGACTAACTTCCATAGTGCTGAGAACATCAGCTTCGTGTTTTCGATGGCAGTAGTGAATACATCAACGACAAACGCGCCGGCATCGCCAAACACGTATTTAATCGCATCACCAACGACACCAAATGCACCAGTGATAAACGCTATAAGAGAATCAAAGATATTCTGCGCATCCTTCATCGCACCCTGAAAATCACCCGTAAACGCACCTGTGATGAGATGCCACACCATCCTGAACATGGAGGCAATCGCATCAGCAAGCGGTTTAAACACGCCAATAGCGTAGTTTATGAAAGCCATGAGCGACGCTTTCGCCTCTTTCAGTGCGGGAACAATATCTATTCCCCAGTTATCTTTGAAGAAATCAGCAATAACGCTTTGGCCACCTTCCATAGCCGTCAGCAAATCATCGATAACAAGAACGACAGCGATAATGGCGGCAGTGATCAGTACGACAGGAGAGAATATGGTTGCCAGCACCGCTCTAAGTCCTATAGCAGCAATTTTCCAGGCTACAAATCCGGTGGTAATAAGACCAATAATCGGCAGGAAGCGACGGATCATACCCATAACGGAGAAGATAATTTCCCCAAGATGGGCCAGCCCGTTTTTGATGAGATCCTTATTAGCAATGAGAATGTCCGTAAACCCATCCACCAGGTCTTTCAGTACCGGCACAAATCCGACGGCAACCTGAAATTTGATACCATCAAAGCCTTTCCCCAGCGTTGTCAGAGAATCGTTGTAGGCTGCAAACTGATCGGCCTGGTCTTGCGTGACAACACCAAGCGCCTCGGCCTTGTTCTGCAACGAAGATATTTCTTCGCCCGTCATGGATAGCAACTGCACCATGGAACGGTCGATACCCATCTTATCCAGAACAGAAAACTTCTCTGCCTGGCTCATGCCGTGCAGTTTGTCGGCCAGTTCACGAAATATCACATCGGAGTTTTTTACCTGCCCGTTCATATCCTTGAACTGAAGGCCCAGCCTTTCCGCAACGTCTTTCGCCTCCCCCTCACCGGTGGAAACGAACTCCCCCACTCTTTTTGTCATCTCACCTAGCGAAGCCTGCAACGCATCAACACTTGAGCCATTTACAGACGCCGCGTAACCCAGTGACTGAACGGTCTCGATCGCCACCCCCGTTTCCCGGGAGAACTGGACCAGCGGATCAATAGACTGACTGACAGACGTCACCCAGCCAGCAACCCCCGCAGCCGAACCGGCGATAGCGGCTCCAAGCCCGGCAAGCAAACCAATAGATGCTTTCAGATTTGCATTGAAGGTTTCCTGCGGCGCCAGATTACCGATAAAACCGAATTTGGTAATAAGCTCGTTAACTATCGCCATTCCGCGCCTTCTCCATCTCGTAGTGTTGAATGTCTGCGCTGATATTCTCGAACTCAAGCATGTCAAACAGCTCTGGTGTGTCTAATTTAACAAGTTCGTGATAGGGGCCGTATCCGGCCTTTGATAGCGCCAGATACATGCTCATGTCGTCGCTTATGTTCGAGGATTTAACGTAAATTTCTGAACGTCTGGAGCTTCTGAACGTGAGTTCATATTGCTCCCGCCCATAAAAGGCAGGCTGATAACCTGAAGCGCTGTTGTGATTAGCATGACGTAATCACCAGGGTAGGATTCGAAGTGTTCCGGCTGCTTAGACAGTTGCACACCGTCAAACAGAACGTAATCGAACATCAGGCGTTCAATTTCCTCAAATCGCTCTGAGTCCAGAAACTCAAGAGACTGCCGCGATAACTCAGAGGCAATGCCTGTGAAGAAGGCAAAAACCTTGCGGCGTTTTTTGTGTGTCATCGCAGCAAAGTCGTAGCGGTTGCCGTTGATTTCAGCAAAACCGTCATCGTAGACCGCCTTGATCATCTCGAGTGCTTTTTTCTGCTGTTCTTTAGACATATCTGACCTTATACATTACGCACGACATTGCGGTACTCAATGGTGTATTCCATCAGTGCGTTAACGTCCTGGTTGTTTTTGGTTTGCGTCGGTTGTGTGGTGATAGAACCGGCCTGAAGATCGTAGGTTTCCTTCAGTGCCGCGCCGTCGCGCACGAACGACTCTTTAACTGAGCCGTTAAAGACAACGGGGATCGCGGCGGTACGCTGCTGGTTAAGCCAGATATCATCGTTAGAAAATTTCTGGACACGTATCACCATCACATGCACCCCGGCATCAACACGCCCCGAGATTGTGACGCCGTTATTCGCACTATTGGCGCGGCTTGTAAGCGGATTGGATGGCGTCAGCGTGACGTAGTCCCCCGCAGCGATATCCGTGATGATTCGCCCATTCAGAACGATGGTCGCGGTATCTGCACTGATAACAATCTGAGACATTTACCGCTCCTTATTTATTGAAATTGATGATGATATCGGCACTGTGAACAGCACCAGCATTCTTCACTGCTACCTGAACAACCGGGGATTTGCGTTCCTGCCTGTCTGCGGTTGACTGGTCTTTCAGGTCACCGGCCAGCACGTAATACCCGTTTTGCTCGATATTTCGCAGAAACATATCCCGATCCCCGAAGAAGTCAGGCAGCGTCCAGGTACCCGGATTGAACACCCCAGCCTTCACAAACCCATGCGTGGTTTTCTCTACACAGTCCTCTAACTGATCAACGCCATAATAGGTTTGTGGGACTTTAGTCGGCGTGGTTTTAAGGAGGTTGAAGGAATCCGTCTGCACTGCATCAACGTAGGCCATCAGGTTATAGACGTTGTCGACAAAATCATTAGCACCGCTCGACAGCACGCAGGGAACGTCTTTAATCGTGGTGTAGATGTCGAGACCTACACGCTTCGCTTTGTCGATCTCCGTCTGCTCATAACTTTCGGCCGGCACGTTCATCGTTTTGAGGTGCAAAGTGATTGCAGTGCGTTCTCCGTTGAAATTAACGGTATGCGTGCGCGCCATATAGCTAACACCAAATTTCCGGTTGCCTGTTTTGCTGTAGAGCATGCGGAAATTACTCTGGCTGGCGAGTGTTACCGCCCATGCCGGGTTAGTCGGATCAACTTCCAGAGCTGCCGAACCGGTAAATGTCTCATACACGATTACCGCGTTCGCTTTAGCCCATGAAGCGATCAACGGCACCTGCGCATCGAGAATTTTGTCGATGAAGGCCGCGCCTTTTACGTTGACCTGCGCTTTGAGTTTGCTGAGAGATTCCAGTTGTGTTTCCGGTGAAATCTCAGTTGATGCGCTACCGTTTACCAGCGAAGCGCCGGAACCCTCCGCAACCGCCAGCAGATCGCCAATAAAAGAGCCACCATCCAGCACTGTCGGATAACCAACAACAGAGTTAGTCCCTGTCGATTTGTTGGTAATCGCTATACGGCTGCCATCAAAAACAACCGATGCAACATCTGGCGTAATTTTCGCCTGGATTTGGGCGATGACATCTGCCAGTGTCGTCGCCGTCATGCCATTAATTTCAGTCACATCGTGCTTAGTGCCGTCAATCTCAATACTGAATGACCAGTCAGACTTCTCGCGTAACGCTGGCAGTACGACTGCCTGAGAAATCTCACCGCCACGCAGTACACCGCTGGTCGCAGGCAGCGTTTCCCCGGCAGCGTTCCAGTAACCGACGATCAGCGTGCCGCCCGCGGATACCGGGTTAGGACTGGTCCCGAAAAACACATTCGCAAAAGCTGCGGTGACTGAAGAAGCCCCCCAGTCCTGTTCGACAGCAGATGCGCTTTTGTATGAACGCCAGCGTTCAGCAGTGCTCAATACCCCCGTCTGGCTGGTCAGAATTGCGCAAACGTTGATGTTATCTCGCGCCGCCGCCCGTCCCTCTTCGAGAAGCGTCACATTAATGACGTTATTAATTGATGCCGACATTTACTTGTCCTCTAAAAATTGAAACTGCGGCGTATCGATGCGCAGTGTCTGCACGTCCCGCGCAGGGGCATACTGAACATTGAAACTCAGGTGAACACGATTACCGTGGGACTGCCCCAGGAGTTGCCCCACATCGATGATGTTTGAGACGGCCATGATGGTGAGTGAATGCGTGCGGCGCAGTTCGTTCGCGTGCTGGCTTTCACTCAGCATCATGAAGCTTTCAGCGTTGACGTAAGCCTTATCCCCGTAAAACTCCAGGACAATCGCGTGGCTCACTGAGGCGCTATAAGTCATCACTTCCGCGTCACCATTAAAGCGCTGGCCACGGGCCAGCACTGATTGCGGTAGTGAGCCGTTTACCACGATATAACTGGTGGAAAAGTCGGACGCCTGCACGTTCCGACGGTCGAACTTGATCAGCTGTTCGTCGTAGTCCAGAAGGTCACGTACGAAACGCGCGACAGCTTTCAGATGGGGTTGTGTCATGGCGTTGGCACCAGTAGCGGGAGCCGGGTTTCCTCGGCGATGACAGCGCAGAATCCGTAATCCATAAAATCGGCCGGGGACACGACTTTGTAGTCCTTGCCTCCCTTCTCAATAAACTGACCGGTTTCAATTTTCAGCCGTGCATGAATCAGCAGATATTCTTTCGACCAGTCCAGGCTATCCAGCGTCAGATTCTCTTTGTTCGCACTTTGCACCACCGCCAGAATGTCCTGGCTGTTAACAGTCACGACCGGTTCAAAATCGATGGTGGTTTCAGTGCGGGTTTTGAGTTTTACAGGCTGTTCCCAGCCGATTAACGCGTCGCTCATATCAAGGTCTGATAAGTCGCTCACTTACGAACCTCCCACGTTATGGCACCACGCAGGGCGCCTGTATCAATTAACGGCGCAGACGATCCTTTAGCCTTTTTAGTTGCAGCAGTGATATCTGACCACGTGCCATACCCGGCAATCTCAAAGGCCTTCACGCTGATATTTCGCGCCGTCGCGCCTATCAAATTTAATGCGGTGTCAGCATCCATACGCCCGGAGCCTACGGCTTCACAGGCCTTTTCGATTGCCCGGTTAATTTCCGACTTTTTGAGGGTGAAAGGAGCGCGAAGAAAGGATCGTTCAGGAATCGTTATCTTGTGAGCCGCTGTAAATCCGCTAACCGGACCCATGAAGGTCTTGCGGGTAAACGTAGCTTTTCCACCGGTTGCCATATACCCCGTCCCGCCAGGGTGATCGATTTCAGCACCGAACTCGTGAACCGCCCCGATCTCAATTATCGATGTTCCGTCATCGTGGGTTTTATTTCCCACCTTGCCCGCTGGCAAACCTACGGCGACGTAATGGGTTTTCATCGCCTGAAGGTTCTTCAGATATTCCGTGGTTAGTCTTAAGGTTTCTTCTGGCGTCATGAGAAACACTCCGCCCTAACGAATCGCCAGCACGTGGACGCCCACCAGCTTACGTAACCTGATGTATTCCTGGCCGTAAGAACTGGAGGCATAACCATCGTGATTTGCACCAAACCCGGCATCCGGGGCGGAATACCCTAAAGACAATCCAGCCACTGAACGACTGGTTATTGACTGGGCAGTTTTGCCGCTGGAATTTCCGGAAGGGGTTAACGCACCTGAGGCATAAAGAAGATGTGCCGCTAAAGCATGAAGCCCTTGCTCATAGAGCTTGTTCCATACTTTGCGGCTCATCTGGTTTGCTGCATCCTGTAGCGCCCCTTCTATTCGAGCAGGGGCAACACTGGCGAACTCGGGGTAACGAACGGTGAATTCCATGCTACCCCCTGTGATTACTCTGCCGGAGAGGATTTGTAATCCACATACACCCCGGACTGCGGCTGTTTCCACATCGCGCCACCGAAGGCAGAGCGATAACCACACTCATAGGTCAGCAGATCACGCTGTCGTGCTGCCAGCAGTTCTGGCATATGCACTTCCATTTCGATGTAATCGGCTTCGTAGGTGTAGATTGCCAGGCGGGTTTTACCCGATTTGATACCTACCGCGTAATTGCTCGGGACTTTCACGAAAGTAATGTTGAAAGACTCATTACCAGAAGCCTTACGCAGCGCCGCCATAATGCGATCCATCGCCGCAATCGGGAGCAGGTCAGTACCCACAACAATCGGATTCGGGTCGAATTTCTGCATGGCGAGCATAAAGTCGCTGGCGTCCATGGCGATATGCGTTGGCTGGATACGATAGCCGGATTTGCGCCATGCCGCGTTATAAGCATCCAGCACCAGTTTCACGAACCCATCAGAGGTCATTTCGGCAATGGTTTTGCCTGACGTGTCGGTGATAAGCTGTACTTTCGTCCCTGTCAGCAACCCTTCCTGACCTTTAACGCCGCGATGGCCGACGTAACCGGCATACTGAATGGTAGCGAGGGCGTTGGCATACAGATCATCCTGCTTTTTGGTCTGCAGGTTGATGTTCAGACGTGCGATCTTCTCCAGTTCCTGCTGAGTCCAGGTTGCAGCTTTAGCCCACTGGCCAACAGGCGCTTTCAGCCATTCGATTTCACTATCAATGGTTTTCAGGCTGTTGGTTTTGTTACCAATGATGCCGTCTTTAACCGACCCGACCACTTCTGACACGCCGAAATCCACATATTCCAGAGAAAAATCCAGGCCGTCTTTAACCGGGAGGGCTTCACCGATGTTGATCTCTGGAAGTTCTTTTTCTTGCAACTGCATATCACGCTCAGTTAGCGCTTCCTGCAGCACTTCTTCGAAATCTGCTGATTCCATAGGCATTGGTTATGCTCCTTCCGTCTGCTGAACTGCCTGTTGTACGTAGCCCAGGGTGATAGCCACGCAGTTATTACCCGCGCTCACATCTTCCACCCAGAAACCCAAATCAATATTTCCGGCTGCTTCTGTCGTCACCTTTCCGGCATCGGCACCCGTCGCCACGATGTAAGCCGCCGCGCCACGAGTAAAATCAGCGTCATCGACTGTCAGCGCGCCGACGCAGTCGCCGTGAGAGAAATGCCCTACGTTGACCTGCTTGGTGTGCGGTGCACCTTCGCCGTAAATGTCGCGCACCACAATCCCGTGAATGCGTTTGCCAGCTGCGAGAGGCATCACGCCGCCGTCCGGGTTGACAGCTACGAACGTGCCGTAGGGCAATTTCGTTTCGGTCAGGTTCTCTTCCCCCCAGACTTTATCGTTAGAGCTGGAGGCGCGTTTGATTGAACCTGGTTTAATAGTGCCGTCGGCACCATCCCAGTCAGTAAATCCGAAAGCCATAGTTATTTACCCCCAAGGCGTTGAGTTGCGGTTTTAGTGCTTTTGTTCGCGGAGTCGTTAAACAGATGAGCACCGATTTCACTGCGTGGCTTCGAGGTGGCTTGAATAGCCGCATATGCCGCGCGGACTTCGCTGTCAGTCATTGCTTTGACCTCAGCATCGTTAAATGCTTTAGTGCTCACCAGTACGGCGGCACGCACGTCACGCGCTGATTTGGCATCATTGAAGCTGACTTTAGGGAAGCGGGCTTTCGCGTCTGCCAGTGTGGTGCTGGTTTCGTTGCCGGATTTCAGCTGCTCCAGTTCTTCTTCCAGCGCTTTAACCTTCGCTTTCAGATCGGCGTTTTCGGTTTCCAGCGCAGTGATTTTCGCGTCCTTGTCGTCACCACCAGCGGCAGGATCTTCATCGTTCGGCGATGGTGCCCCCGTCATGCCTTCCAGTTGAGTTTTAAGGTCAGCGAGTTGCGCCAGCACTTCCTGAGCCTTTGCCGTCGCCTCGTCAGTCCCTTGCCCCTGGAGTTCTGCCAGTGCTTTTTCCAGCGCGGCGATCATGCCGACCAGTTCGTCAGGAGTTAGCGCTGCACCGTCCGCATCCTTCAGTTTTTTGCCCTTCAGGAAACTCAGGGCGTCAGTTAATGTTTTGAACATCGGCTTACCTTTTTTGTCGTTTAACTTACACTGAGGCCCGTAGCGCCCCTCTGCCACGCCCGCGACATGATTGCCGCGAATGTTGATGTGGTAATACTTACCGCCCCTTTCCTCGAGTTCAGCAGGCTCATATCCAACGGATACTTCACGAATCCCCGTTTCTTCCAGCGTCTTAATTGCAACGGCATCCGTCAGAAAAACGTCGCAGACCACCTCACCACCCTCGATACGGGTATTGGCGATATGACCGGATGCTTTGTCTTTGTGGTCTGCTGCGGTGACTTCCCCGTCGTCGGGGTGCGTTATGGTGAACGGGAGGCCATTGAATGAAGCGAGTGTTTCAGGTTTTGATAATTCGTCGAGGGTGCGGACAACGGTGATTTTTTTGTTGGCATCGCTGCCAGTTAATCCCAGTTCGTGACCGTAATATTCAATCGGCCCTGCGCGGGTGATCGTCGCAGTGGTAATCACATACCCCTGCGGTGTTCGTTTCCACTTCATTGATTAATCCCATGAGACGTAAGGGAGGGCCAGGCATCGGCATTGGTAATCCTCGCCGGGTTTACCGATGAATGCCCCGATGGTTGAGCGTTTCTTCCACGTTTTGCCGCCGTCGTCTGAGTAGACCGTCGGATCGGAGTATTTACAGAGCATGCCGTTTAACGCGGAATGACTGTCACGCTCCCGTTCGTCGCCAGTACCTCCCCACTCATACAGGTCAAGACCAAGAGCAACATTTCGCGCTTCAGTCAGGTCTGCGTTCAGTTTTGAGGTCTGGTCACGTGCGATTAGCCTGGCGCGGTTGCGGGTGACATTCCCGCGCTCCTTGATTATGTCGATCAGGTTTTCATGTCGGCCGCCGTCTTTCATGTTCTCGAAAACCTCCGCGCCGATATCGTGGATAAAGTCGGTATGGATGGAGGTGATCAGGTCGACATTGTCATTAACCGCCTTTTCCATTTCTGGCTTTATCGCGCCATCGCCGAGCATCCCGGTCAGATCAATCCCAAAAGCCTGAGAGAAAGTGCGCTGAGTCTGCTCTTTGTTCTGCAGGTTTGCCCGCGTAACGAATCCGGCAGAGAGTCGGGCGGCGACCTCCTGAATTGAAATGCTCGCTAATCGCTGCATGACTGCCGCAAGGCGCGCTGTAATCGACAAAGGAGTGGTATCGGGCGCATCGGTGAGTGTGGGCTTGTCCAGCTCGTCCAGGAGTGTCTGAAGCATGCTATCGACAAACTCAATCAGCCTGTCTCGATACCAGACCTCTGCACGCTTGCTGGCGGTTGGTGGCCGCATCCGTCGGCGTCGTGGTTTAAGGCGCCCCTGTTTGCGCTCCAGCAGCTGTTTCAGGTCCATGTGCCACCCCCTGCGACAATCGCCTTAATTTCTGCTTCGGTGACCGTCTTCAGTACGCCCCGGTTTATCATTTCCCTGATAGCAACTTCTTCCGTCAGGATTGAACCCGTTACCAGCGTATTAAATCCGGTGGCGTACTGGCTAAACCGGTTAGCTTCGTCAGCCTCATTAATACTGTCGATTGTCGGGTATTCGTAGGTAAGGCTTTCCGTTATGGCGAGTTTATCCAGCGTGAACTGGTCGGCGAAATCCTGCATTGGACGAAGCCGGGACTCCTGAAGTCCGTTAATCGTCTCGTAATAGGATTTATTGTCTTCCTCTCCGCTGCTGAACCCGCTGGCAGACTCACCAAACAGAACCGTTATGGGCCTGTCCAGAGCACCGGCCAGTACAATCGCCATTTTGCTGATCACATCCGACAGTCCGGTAAATTGCGCGTTTTTCTGCTCATAGCGCCCTTGAGATGTTGTATCACCAGCGTCAATTAGCAGCAGCCCGGTTGAGGATTTAGTTTCCTTCATCACCCTGGCGTATTCGCGCACCTGCCCTTCCTGACCCGCTGCGATCTGGTTATTCATGCCGGGGATAAACAGCACATCGACGTTTGCCTCCTGTATGGTGTCTCCGGTGCTGAGGATTGCTGTGTCGAAGGTTTTGATATGCTCATAGGGCGCCTGAAGGTCTGACGTGCCAAACTTTGCGCGATCCTTAATGCTGTGATTGCCCAGCTTTGTCCGGCAGCAGCGGGAATGATGAAACCTGAGTTGCTTCGTCCCGACATCAAGTTGATACGTCAGCGGCTCACCAAAACAGTCCGAACGTATGTCGGTGATGACATTACTGTCCGGCGTGTACTCCCCTTTACGGAACACCAGGAATTTAACGATATCTTCGCTCTGCAAATTGAGCGGCAAGGCTATCTGGTCATCAGCACAATCCGTGATAGCCACGATTAGCGAGTCACCCAACAGAGAGGCCCATCCCAGCGCGCTGTGAAAGACTGCGTTTAATTTCAGTTCTTTTTCAGCGTCAGCGATGCGTTTGGTTATGGAGCTATCGACGTCGCCCGAAAATTTACGGGGCAACTTCAGCATGTCGTCGGCGGTTTTGTTGATGTACTTTTTCACCACCCACGATTTTTTATACATCGCGAGCAGCTCTTTATCAGGTACGTCAGGCTTACTGCTGCTATACCGCACTGCGCCAATCTTCTCGCCGAGCGAAGTCATTAAGCTAACCAGGCCATCATTCAGACGACCAACGATATTTTTTCTCGTCATTACATGATGTCCAGTGGGCTGAGTGTTTTTCTCTGATACAAATCGCGTAGTCCCTGTGTCATTGCATCGACAACGTCATCGTTCGCGCCGACAGGGAACGTGGTAATTTCCTCGACCGTCTCAGTGATCCACGGTGCGATGTCTTTATGGGGAAGGAAAACGTTACCTGCTTCCCATACAGCGGTGATCGCATGCGCCCGGGCGACTTTGCTGCCGTCCGGTTCAACGGGAACGAGTCCTGCTACGGTGCTTTTCAGTGAATCAATAACCGCCGGGCCGTTGGCTTTATCCTCCACCAGCTTGCGCAGGCCTTTGGGGTATTCGTCGGCCATGCGTTTAACGGCTTTGAGTGTTGCGGTAAAGCTCATGCGCGCGCGCACCTGGTGAAGCAGATAAGCATTGGCGCCTTTTTTCCCCCATACCTGCCCGACAACGTAGTCGGTGCCCTCGCTGTCTTTGAAGGTCATATCCCAGCTATGGACGACAATATCGAAGTTGGTCGGCAAGTCTTTCGGGAGGTAATACTTGATCCACTCGTCTTTGAAGATTGAGCCGCCGGCCTGTTTTGGTGACTGCTGATACATCGCAGACCAGAAGTAATCCCCGAGAATGGTTTTGGTTTCGAGCAGCTTTTCTTTCGGGTGCAGTTCAGGCACCAGCGCTTCACCCTGCTCGTTGATTGCAGGGAACGCCAGCACCTTAGCGCGCGGCGTGATTTCCACCACACGCCCGGATAAATCATCTGTCGCCCAGCGGGTCGCCATGATGATTTCGCCGCTGTTTTTCGACAGACGCGTTTTAAACGTGGAAACGTACCAGTTCCAGATAGATTTTTTGGTCGTCGGGCTGAGTGCTTCTTTGGCGTTTTTTATCGGGTCATCGATGATACCGAGATCGATTTTCTTACCTGTTAACGGGCCGCCTACGCCCGCACAGACATACGTTCCCTTATGGTTGGCTATACCGAATTCGTCAGTGTTACGCTTTACGGCCACACCATCAGCCGGCTTATTTCCCAACCAGGCACCCGGAAATATGTTGCGGTATTCCGGCGTGGACATAATGCGCTGAACATCGGCGTTCATGTCCCCGGCAAGGTCAGCGGAGTACGACAAAGCGCCCACGCGCATTTCAGGATATTTTCCGAAGAAATACGCTGGCAGGTAACGCGAAACGATATCCGATTTACCATGCTGCGGCGGCGCACCGAGAATCAGTATCGGGCGCAGCCCGTTCATCATATCCAGCAGGAACTGATCCAGAGCGTCGCAGACCGTCTGAGAGAACTTGCTGGTGATGTATTCGGGATTAATGTACTGAATGAAGTCGTGGAGGCTTGCCCGCGCATTGCGTCGTTTGAGTAACTCGGCCGCTGCTTCCTGCTTACTTACCAGCGATAATTGCGGCGAGCTGCTCATCAGTCAGATCCTCCGCGCTTACTGTGTGATTATGCTGTATGGGCTCACCATTCGGGCCGCTTAACTCAGTTTTGGTTTTCAGCATGCCGAGGTGTTGTGCGACCATCTTCATAGCCTCATCCTGATTGCGGGTGATCATTTCAAGGCCAAATTTGCCCTCTTTAATCCCGGCAAAAAGGCGGCGTTCTGCGCCCTTCAAATCTCGTGTATCGTGGAAAACAGGACGGCTCAGACCAACGCCATTGCAGCGGGGGCAATCCGGGTTCGGGTCCAGTGTGCCGTCGTAGCCGTAGCCGCCCGTATCCTTAGGCTGCATGGCACCTTCCTTCCCCTTAACCTTTTCTTCCGCTTCCTCAAACTCAACTGCATCGCGCCACTGGTAGTTAAAACCGAGTCCCCAGCAGTAACGGCAACAGCCGCGGTGATGTTCAGTAAGTTGCGTAGCGTCTGCCGTCGCAATGTCCCACCACCATTTCAACACTTCGTCCTGCGTTATCTTCACTCTTCGCGAGCGTTCGTCCAGCGCGTCGCGGATTGCCTGGCTGACCTTAGCATTTCTTAGCAGGCGCGAGGCGTTAACGTAAGCCGTATTTCCTTCACCTTTATAGCCAGCTCGCTTGTATGCAGCGGTCCTGTTCAGATCGAGAAGATACTCTTCGACAAACCTGATCTGCATATCGTTAAGGCCGTAATTGCGCAGGTTGAAGGGTTGCGCACTTTCCTGTATATCGGTCTGCGCATCAGTTGAGGATTGCTCATACTGCGCAGTGGTAGGGGCTTGTTCAGTCTGCGCATTGCGCACTTTCTTCTGCGCATTTTTTTGCGCAGTTGGCTTTTTGATATAGCGCCGCGCAGATGTGTAATTCAGCCCCCGCGCTTCACACCAGTCTTTGGGGGAAATACCGGATTTAGCATGCTCGGCGAGGAACTGGTGTTGCAGTGATCCCCAGTCCGGTTTTGCCATTTTAACCCTCAGTTTCTTGAAAACTATTTAATCAGATGTATCTTTGATAACGCAGTATCAACGCTCTATTAATTCAAGGAATTTAGAATGAAATACTCACAGCAAGAAAAACTACAGATCATGATGCTCAGTGATATTCACCGAGCATTAGAAATTGAAAACTCATTTGATCCTGACCTCATTGACGAAGCAGTGAGCACGGATAACTACTGGGCTTTATCCTGGGAATACCCAGGCCTTCAAGATGAAGAAGAGGAGACCCCCTGGGAAGTCCAGCTTTTCGTTGATACCTATGATATGTATGACATTCTCCAATACACATACGAACGATTCAGTGCGGAAGACAAAGCAGAGGTTGCCAAATCTATTCGTAATTTCGATGAGAAATTATCACTCACATTCCCCGGATTTGACGGTAACAACGAATCAAAGTTTCTTTTGATTGGTAGTTTATTGAAACGAATGGGACGGTTTAGCGGCAAAGACGATCTCACCCGGAACTCTCACATGCCCTCTGTTGCAATTTACCAACGTATGCTTGAAGTTTTCCTTCCTGCCAGAGCTAAGAATTGGGTTCACAATGTGGGCATTACTAAACATGATTTTATCGATACACTCAACGCGAGAGTGCATCCAGAAAATCGTTAAACGTTAATGCCCGCAAATGCGGGCATTATTCATCATGGCGCCTTATTACTTTGTCGTAGGTGCGCTCACAGGTATTTCCGGCGACATAACGCTCATCAGCCTCTTTTGCGAATTTTCCCGCCAGATCGTCAGCTTCGCTGAGCAACTGGGCGAGCAATATTCCGGCCTCGGCTTTTGCCTGGCTTGTTGCTGCAATTGCGGAAATTCTGCCTGTTTCACTTGTTGCGAGCTGCCGTTGTATTTCGGCGAGCTGCTGTTGCAACCCACTGCGAGCACGCTTAGCAGCGTTAGCATCAGCCTGTACTTTTGCCAGTTCTTCATCGGCTTTCTCTCGTTCTTCATCTACGGCCCGCTGGCGGCGCTGCTCTTCTGCTCTTTCGGTTACTTCACGCTGCAATGTAGTGGTCGCATCAGTAAGGTCACGTTGTGCCCACTGCAATTTCCAGGATGAGTCCGCCTCCTGATACCCGCGTGAATAACACCAGTACGCGACCGCGCATAACAAAAAAGCCACCAGCAGTATTTCTGCCAGCGGCTTCCAGTAAGCCCTCACTGGTCTATCCCCCAGCACGTTAACGCGCTTTCCTGGTCTCGTCGCTCTACCTGACCATAGCACCCATTTTTCTGGCCTTTGGTCAGACGACAGTCGCGGCCACCATCTTTAATCCACCAGCGAATAGCTTCACATGCGCCTTTACGGTCGCCAGCATTAATTCGCTTATAGAACGTAGACGGGAAACATTTCCCGGGGCCGATGTTATAGGGGCAGAAAGATGCGATCCCGGCTTTCTGTGGTTCGGTCAGTGGTACTTTGATATTTCGGTCAACCCACGCCAGCGCCTTGTCGCGTTCAATGGCATTCACCTGGGCACATTTCTCAGCTGACAACTTCATACCCTGAACTACCGGCTTGCCGTCAACCGTGGTAGCTCCCCGGCAAATCGTCCAGATACCGCTGCCATCTTTGTACGCTGTAAGGCTGTTTCCCTCTTTCTCATTCAGAAACTGATCGAGAATGACGGATGCTGGCGCACCAGCAAGTACCAACCCCAGAACAGCAGCACTTAATTTTGCTCTGGATCCCATCACTCACCTTCCTTTTGTAATGCCTCAACGACCACGCTTGCAGCCGCAGGACGTTCGTGAAGGGGTTTATCACCAACGCCTTTCAGGTAGTCATTAACCATTTTTGTTCGCTTCTCGTCCTCTCTACGCCTGCGGTGGGCATCCACGCGACCATTGACATAGGAGGCAAACGAGATAAGCAGACCAGCGGCGCCAAAGAACATGAACACCATATCCTGAGTGGTAAAACCAATGGCTGACGCCAGAGCTGCTACCCACGCGAAGAACTGCGTGAAAATGTTCCCTGAATCATTCATTTTCATGGTCTCTCACCTCGCTGTGTGCGGGTGTTATTGAGGTAATAAAAAAGGCCGCTTGAGCGACCTCACGTTTATTCCCCTGTTAACGCCCTTATTTCCTCCACCGTCTGGCTAAACCTGTCCTCCTCGAGTTCAACGCCGATAGCCTGGCGGCCAAGTTCCAGCGCGATTTTCACGGTCGAACCGGACCCCATAAAGAAATCAGCCACCACATCACCAGGCTTACTGCTGGCGTTGATGATCTGCCGCAACATGTCAGCGGGTTTTTCGCATGGGTGTTTACCTGGGTAAAACTGAACGGGTTTATGTGTCCAGACGTCGGTATAAGGAACGGATACGGAAACAGAGAAATGCCGCCGAAGCGATTTGTACTCTTCGAGCAGCTCTGAATACTTGCGATTTAACGAATGCCACATAGCCACCAGCTGGTGGTGTGGTGTTGCCAGTTCGCCGTTCTGGTGCTTTTCGATGGCTACCTGCGTGAAAAGGGACTGAAGATTCCGGTAGTCTAATTCATTCGGTAATTGCCACTGGCTACCGCTGAACCAGTGAGACACCATGTTCTTCTTTCCAGTCGCATCGGCTATTTGTTTTGAGGTTATGCCAAGCGCTTCACGTGCATCCCGGAAATAAGAAATTAGGGGAGTCATTACATGCTGCTTCAGCTCGCTTCCCTTCTCCGCGTAACCGTCGCTCTTTGGTTTATACGGCCCCTGGTAATGCTCAGCGAAGAGGATGCGCTCTGTTGCAGGGAAGTAAGAGCGCAGACTCTCTTTATTACAGCCATTCCAGCGGCCCGACGGTTTAGCCCAGATGATGTGGTTCAGGACGTTGAACCGCTCACGCATCATGATCTCAATGTCTGCCGCCAGGCGGTGACCGGAGAAAAGATAAAGACTGCCAGCAGGTTTAAGCACTCGCCAGAATTGTGCGAGGCACATATCAAGCCAGCGAAGATAATCCTCATCCCCTTTCCACTGATTGTCCCAGCCGTTGGGTTTCACTTTGAAGTACGGCGGATCCGTGACTATCAGGTCAATGGAGTTATCAGGGAGAGTGGCGATGTATTGCAGGCTATCAGCGTTGACTAACTCAACACTGTTTATATTTACAGTATTTTTCATAGATCAATAAGCGTAACTCTGATAGGCTCTCTTTGCTTTTGCGCTAAAGCAATGGGCCTTGGTTAGCTTGTGACCTGAAAGCATGAGCTGATGGCTGGTGGGTGCTCCAACATCCACCAGCCGCCCATTTTCACAGCAAAATACCTCCGAAATGGAGGTGCGAAGGCATAAAAAAACCCCGCTTAAGCGAGGTTATTTCGAATAGATAATCAAGCAGCAGGTTCGGATGGATAAACCTGCTCATACATCTGCTGAAGGGTGTCAATAGCTTTGTTAGCCATTATCAATATAGCTTCCGCATCAGCCTTACTTAAAGTTCTATCAAGCTCGTAATCTGCCCATTTACGTCGGGTATGCAAATGTCTCAGCATTGTTCCCATAGAAATGAGTTTCATTTTTTCAAACGGCTCATTTCCTTTTAACCATGCATCATTTGTAAGATAGTCGCGAACAGCTTGGTGTGACGACTTGTTTGGGCATTTCTCAAGCTTATCAAGCGTTTCATGATAAACTCCATAATACGCTCGACCAATGGCGTTTCTGTAACCGATTTCATCGTTGTGAGAAATGCATTTACCAGCAAAAACAATAAAATCTTTCCCCGATACGCTCATCAGTAAATCCCTCTTTTTTCATCGCTTTGGAACCAGGATGTAAAAGGGCTGTTCCGATAACTATCATCTGAGAGCAAAACCAACAGTTCCATGTTCATTTCAGCTAAAACCTGCGGATCAGCAGTTTGGGCTCTAACGATGAATGCATTGTCATCATCTCCACCAAGATAATAGCTAACACTTGAACAGTTAATACCGCGCTTGTTCGCAATCTCTTCAGCTTGATCGCAAAGGGCTTCTAGTTCTCGAGAAGAAAGACGGGTAGCGTTTTTGAAATCAACAATCTGTTCAGCCATATAATTTCCCTGATTGATTATATCCTCTCGCTCTTGGCCATCATAAAGAGCAGCCATTTTGAGGGAGAACTTTTTAACCAACTTGTCGTTGCCGATACAAAATGCAGCGTTTCTTGCTACAAGCCTCAGTTCATGTGAAGGGAAAAGCTCAACTATTCTAAACAACTCAACGCGATGCTCATAGTTATGAGCCGAACGAGAAAGATACGCCAAGTAGTTTTGTGCGATCGTTGGACTCCCAGAGCTCATCGCGTCTTTGAATAAACGTACTGCATCAGAGTGACGCCCGAGAGTTCCATTAAGCCATGCATACGCATGTGCGCGCTCACTTATTGGAAGTTTAGCAATGTCGTGCTCAATTTCCGCAATAGTGTCTGTATCCGGGACTTCTCCCTTCTGGAAGTAATCGAGGATTGTTGCAAGCAGTTCTTGTTCTTTTGACTCAGGCTGTCCTGACATAATTTTCCCGAAGAAAACTAAATTCTGTATGTTTTCAATAGCTTCACTGGATAGGTTTTTATATTGCTGTCATCAGTATTGAAGCTTTTACGGGATTGTACAGGACCATCAGCGTTCTACTTGTGCATAAGAATTTAATAAACCTACAGACTTATCCACAGAAAAAAGAGTTATCAACAAAAAAAGTTATTCACAACTTAACTAATAGCAAAATATTGTTGATAAGCTGTGCGTAATTATCATATCCATCAAACTTACGCACATTAGAGCCTTGTGTTGCCTATCCATCGTTTTTTCCTATCAAAACGAAACGACATGCTTTTCTGCGATTAAAAAAGTATTCCGCAAAATTAAAAAACCCGCTCACTGGCGGGTTTATATACTGTTGGCACAATATCAAATTTACACGAAATATATGCTAATTAGTTCATTTTTGCAATACCTTGCTGATAGTTTGCTGCCTTTTGTTGTGAACGTGATCGCGAAACATGAAGTAGCGCCTTGGAGTCGAGTCCCTTATACAGGCTGATAATTACATTGTAATGTTCCACGTAATTTTGAGACCAGTTTGTTTTGTTAACTCCCACCAGCGCAGCCAGATCACCATATTGATAGACATCACGCCCAGCCAATTCAGCCTTCACATCCTGTGCCGCCAGCCAGATAAGCTGTCGCAACCGTTCGACGGTCTTCTTCGCCACCTTCCTCCCGGCCAGATGCTCGCAAAATTTCGACCACGCCCACTGAGTAATCAGCACCTGATTATCCCAACTCACATTCTCGCTATAGTTCCATAGCAACCAGGCCTTCTGGTGTTCTTCGAGCGTCATCAGTGCGCGGCGCCACGATGCCGTTGAATACTCAACCGGTTGCACCAAGGGAATATGCGAACCCTTGGTATGCGACTGTTTGCCGGGAATCGGTGGGTTATCAAGCGTAATCATTTTCCCGGTCACTTCATCCAATATTCGAGGCTTCTTACGTTTAAACGTTCCCGTATCAAACTGCGCGTTCTCAAGCCACGCCATCAACTGCCCTTTCGTCGCACCACTTAAATCGGCGGTAGCCACCATCAGCTGCTGGCGCACGTATTCGAGGAATTGAGTGTTCATACAGCACCGCCTATGGTTTTGATGTAATTTTTCAGTATTCGGTAGTCCGTCAGCACAGAGCCGGGAAAGTGGTATAAGCGCAATCGTTGCCAGCGAACGCGGAGGTGATCGGCAAAGTAGGTTTCGAATATCATGCGGCCTCCTGCTTTTTCAGTTCTTTGAGTTTTGCGCGGTACTCATCGCGGATCCGGATGTAATCGTCGCGTTTCCATTTTGGTAATTCATGTGGCCCCATTAGTGCATCAAAGCGAACCTGGCCGATTTTGGCGATCAGCGCGGGACGATAGGATATAAGGTTGCCTGACAGGTGGTTATTACAGGGGGCGCACTGGCGGTGACAATTATCTTCATCAAAGCGCAGTTCTGGATTGGCACCAGTCGTGCGGAAGTGTCCTGCGTGATATTGTCCGTCGTGGTGGCGACCGCAGCTGATGCATGGCAAATGGCGATCCCGGTACCGGATAAACTCATTGAATGCCTGCTGTGCCTGTCGGATAAAATAACTAAGGGGCTTAACCGCCTGCCGACGCTCAGCCTGACGCTTACGCTCAACCTTCTCTACCCGCTTCTTTTCCCGCTGGGCTTCGGCCTTCGCGGTATCATTCGCTACTTTTCCGTAACGGCAGGCACAGTCAAACGAACATACGAACTGACCATCGCGAGTTGGATGGAACCATTTTTTACATACTGAACACTTGCGGCGAGGTAACTTTTTCAGAATGGCAGGCATTGTTGTCCACCTCCCTGAATGGCATTTAACTCTCTGCGATGCGCGTTTAGATAGCTATTCCAGTGGGCTTGCCGGATGATGGCGGCTTGCTCTTTCTGAAGGGCTGGCTCACGAATGGCTTTGCCTTTTCGGTTGTGATCCTCCCGGATAACCTCCCCTTTAACGTGAAGATCCTCGCATAAAGGGCAATAATCACGGGTCTCCATACCACCCGAACGGCCTGAGAAAAAGATATTGCCGTGCCATGTTCCGCACTCAGCACACATCGGTGCGTCGCACATGAAAATTCCCCGCGCATTGCTGAGGTGGTGGTTTTCATCCTCATCAGCATCCCAGCCAATGATTCCATCGCATAGCAGGGTTGCAGGGTTGCCGCAGAACAGGCATTTCGCTGATTTAGCCATAATCACCCCCAGACCTTTTGCCGAAAGGTTCTTGGCGTACGCGCCGGATGTTCGCATTCAGGTAATTTTGCACTGACAGTCCAGGTGATGTTGTCGCGGTTCAGGCTGCGTTCTACCGTGGCGCCACGACGGCGATAACTCGCCACCAACTCGTCTGCCTGTTCGGTTGTGCATTCGTGATGGTGGAACCAGGAATATTTCATGGTCATCACCCCGCAAAGCTCATGAGCTGCGATGCAGCGTTTTCCGCTTCACGCTGGTCCTTGAATGCCCGGGACAATACCCAGCGCCACAGAACATCAAGCGCAGCTTTGTACAGCTGCTGGAACTCGGTTTCGTCCATGTTGGCGAAAGCTATGCTGCGGGGATGTTTGCGGAGGGTGCCGTCAGGCAGCTGAATGGCGTCGTAATGGCCGGACTCAATAGTGACCCATGCACGATATGCATCGAATGACTTACAGGCGCAGATGCTACCAGTACGCTTATCGGCGATGCGGTCCAGATATTGCTCAGCAGCATCCAGGAGTGCTGCTTCACTTCCCGCGAATGAGGCAAGGAACTTGGCATAGCCGGTTACCAGCTTGCGTTCGTTGGAGGAGATTGCCCCGCCGGTGGGTTCCCAGTATTCGAAACCGAGATTGAGTAACGCGAAGAAACGACGGTGAAAGGCCGGGTTGCGTACCTGCCGGAACTCAGCCACCAGTACGGAGCCGAGTTTGATTTTTGATTGCAGTAAATCACTGGTCTCCGGCGTAGCGGGGATCAGGATTCCTGAGGAATGCTTGATGAGTTGTAGTTCGTGCGCCATGGTTTCTCTCCGTGGCGCAGTAGGTTACGGTTGTTCAGACCGTTGATTTCATATTATCAGAAGGTGGGGTTACCCGGTAGCCGAGACGGTGAATAAACTGCATAAAACCATTAGGAGTAAAGACCTCTTCATCATCCAGCAAAGGCCGCATAGAAACCATGCCATTGACGCGATAAATTAGATGCCTGCCCGATGAAGGAAAGCTAAACACCACGCAGCCGTCAGACCTTCTTACAATGTCATACCAGTTGTCTTCTGACGTTTGCAAAGCTGAATCACTCACATTTATGTTCTCCCTTCGAGCGACTAACAGACGCGATTAAAGATTGTCGGCAGCTGCATCAGAGGGTTACGCAAATTGCGGTATTCTGAAAAATGCGCGCCAGCCTTAAGCGCAATTCTAATAAAACCAGTCGTCAGCGCTTTCCCAGGTATCCTGGAGGATTGATTCAATTTTCTTTTTATCGTCCTTGTCACCACCAAAAACACTTAACCCATCGGCCCCGGCACGGCGGATTGTGAGCCTGCAATTGTCATAGTGATCATTCAGGCGCTTAAGCAGTTCTTTCTCCAGTGCTGGTACTGCGCCTTTAGGAAGTTCTTTCATGCGATCAATGGTTAATTCAACTTTCATAATGGCCCCCATTGCATTTACTGTTTTTTTATACAGTATACCTATGCGCGGAAATGATCAACGCTTTAAGAGCACAAATTGTTAATTTTCTGTCAGTAGTAAAAAAAGAAAACCCGCCGTAGCGGGTTGAATTAGCGATGTTTTATTACGCCGCTATTTGTTTCTGCTGACAAAGCTCCTGTAGGTTAGCCCTAACCAGCGCCTCAGCGAGCTGATGATTGGACAGCATTAACGCAATGGGTAATAGAAACCACAGAATGCACGAAATGGCGGTGGTATTCGCCATCTGTGACAGGTTGAATATTGCTCGAATTGTATTGTTTGCACTTTAACGTTTCTGTTGTAGTGCCGGATGCATGCCACCGTATGTTCAGGACGATGGCATGCATATTATGGATTACGATTTATCCATTCCCAGGGGATTAGGGTGAATTCCACTTACATGCCAGAACGCATGCTCTCTATTCAACTGATTTCCCTTTGGTATCAGGAAGCCATACGTCCCAGATTTAAAAGTGGCATGAGCGCAGATTAGACTTTCTCCTTCAAAGCTATACTCAGTCCCTTCAGGGATTAGAGAGTCAGTCTTGATCAGGTGAACAGTTCCGTTGATAGGGATCATGTAATGGTGCATTTTAGGCTCCTCGTGTTGTGAAGAGCCTAATTATATCAGGTTTGAATCTACGTCATTGAAGTAGCAGGATTTGTTACACCATGTTCTGAAACTCGGACATTAAGCTGCGATCTCTTTCTGCTGACAAAGCTCCGGTAAATTAGCCCTCACCAGTGCCTCGGCGAATGGCGGCGGAACTGCGTTGCCACAACGCGCAACCTGCTTGTCCTTCGCGTACTTCTGCCCCCGATAGTCCTGATCGATGATGTACCACTCCGGGAAGCCCTGCCAGTTTGGCGTTGTTCAACCCTGGGTTGTTGCGCAGGGCTGCCAGCACCTGCTCACGGATTGTTATGTTCATGTCACACCATCCCGTTCGACTTGTTGCGGTTGTACTTGGCCAGCAGCAGCTGGATCGGCGTCGGCCCTTGCTCGGCAGCTGGTGCGGCAATAGCCCGGCGTACCGGCGGCACTGGCTTACCCTCGGTGACGCGCCTTTCCCACATGTCCAGCAGATCGCCTGCCTCGCGTGCCAGTTCACCATGCGTTAACTGGCGCTCGGTGCTGCGGTGGCGCAATTCTACGCAAATGTGGTACATGACCGGCTGCGACCATGGAAATTGCTCGCTGGAGATGAATTCGAACGAGCGGTTACGCCAGTCCCAGTATTCGGCGATCACCTGGTCAACGTTGACGCCCAGCGCGCCGCCGCTCTGCTTGCACCAGGCGACGAACTGGCCCGGCGACGGCAGGAATGGGCGCTCCTGGCGGCGGGCAATGCGCATGCCGGCATCGACCTGAGCCATGGTGTGGATCCCGTTCTCCTGAAACGCCAGCAGCCACTGACGGCGGAATTCGTTCAGGTCTTCCTGGGTGCGGAAGTTCGCCATGCTGGCCGGGAACGCGGCGCGCAGCTCGTTGAACAGCTTGTTGAATACCTGCGCCACCTGCTCGACCGGCGCGCACTCCTGGTACTGCTCTGGCAGGTTATGGGCCATGCGGCTCATCTGCTCGCGGTCGTGGTTACGCATCTGCTCTGCAAGAGATTTCATCGGATCACCCCATAGGCCCAGTCAGTGTTGTTGAAGTCCAGATCTGGCTTGACAGCGCGCTGCTCACCTCCGGCGTTACGCTGCATTGTCAGCTTGTCCCACTGCTTACGCAGGCTTTCGGGACTCAGGATGTTGGTCTGCCAGAAGTGGTGTTTGCTAGCCCAGTCATACAGCGCGCAGATGTCCTGGTGCGACCGGTCGTCTATCTGGCGCATCAGGCGAACAGTGTTAGACCAGGAGGTCATGTCCGGGGCTTTGCAGGTTGGGTTAATCAGCTTCACCCTGGAGGAAATCCACTTAGCTGTCTCGAGGTCTTCAGCAGAGCCCCACTTCGCACCGGATGGTGTGTAGACCGCAGCTTCAGGATGAGTTGATAAAAATTTCTTCAGACGTGCGTCAGAGGATTCGTCAGAATTCTCGGACGAAGATCTTTTAATACTGTTCTTGTTCTTGTATTGGGTGTCTACCGTTTTCGGGAAGGTTATTCCTGATTTCGGGAAGGATTTTCCCGTTTTCGGGAATTTTCTTCCCGTTTCCGGTTTGTCTAAAATCCATGCTGAAAGGTCAGTGTTTACACCGACGATTTTCATCATGCCCTGCTTCTGTGAAAAGATGATTTTGCGTTCTGCGAGAGACTTAAGCGCGTCCGATACATGCGTATCGCTCAGGCCCGTAAGCTCGGCAATAACCGTATTTGTCACGCGGTCCTGTTTCTTGTTCCAGCCGTAGGTAAGCCAGATCACCGCCTCAAAACATTGCCATTCCCGGCCTGACAGTCTCAGGCGAGGCTTAAGCTGTTGGATCTCGTTAGCGACCTTGGTATACCCGTTCGACAGGTCGGCCATACGACCTCCCGGTTGTTCGGTTTTATTTGGGAATTTGAATATTTCAGCGGTATTTGACATACTGTTCTCCGCAATTACGCACAGTTTTTGCACCTGAAAGCCGTTGGTGTTCGAGCACCGCGGCTTTCGCCATTTCTGAGCCCGTCATAGCGCACCACCCAGCATCGTTGTAACCATCGCCATAATGGGCGCCACAGAATCAGGTCCGTCCAGGTAGAGCTTGGCTACGATGCTCTCGCTGATTTCCTTCATCCGTTCGTGTCTGGGGGCTTTGAGGACGACAGCCTGTATCGCCTCAGCGTCTTCTTTCACCGACCTGGCGACACGAACCGCAAAGCAGTCGTGCTTAATCACGCGATCCCGGTACGCCAGCGGCAGAACCGAAATTATTACCGGCGCCAGCTGCTCGACGTTCGCCCGGTAGGCCGGTGATTTCTCGTGGTTGTCCAGCCAGCGAAACAGCTTCACGTTCCACACATCGGCGCTGCCGGTCATGTCAATGCTGTCAAGCTCGGCCTGTTCGGCAGCCTCTTTAATCGCCAGAGCGACCGCCACGCGACCCTCTGCCGCCGCCCAGGCGCGGACGGCAGAACAGATAGCCCGGTGATCGATCGGCTGGCCTTCAGCCTCACTGTGTTGATACTGGAATTTCAGGTGCTCTGATGGCGCTCTGTTATTCTGTTGAAAAGAAAGTGTTTGCATTGTCAGTGCTCCTACTTTGGTAATCCGTCAGTGGGATTTGGATAGAGATCAGGGCGCAGCTCGTGGGGGGTTACGCCTGTCATTTTGAAAATCGGGAAGATATAGCTTGGCGGGACGATCCCTTGGTCACGATTCTTCCAATGACTTACAGACATACTCGTCACACCAAGCGCGATGCTGAGCTTTCTGGCAGAGCCAGCGGCTTTAATTGCTTTATCGAGTGCGGACATGTGCTTCTCCTGCTTATTGATAGCAGAAGTAAACCACAGATTTATACTTCATGCAAACTTTGGATTTATTGCGTGCATAAACCAAATATTTACAATGACCATATGAGAAAAGAAGAACCCAACCTCGTTCTGGTGGAGCGCCTTACTGAGATCACTGATCGCGGCGTTACCAAAGCAGACATGGCAAGAATAGCTGGAGTCACCCCTCAGGCCGTAAACGGCTGGTTCAAAAAAGGCGTGATTAGTAAGAAATCGGCACTGGCCATAGCCGACGCTGTTGGTATTTCTGTCGCCTGGCTACTCGGTGAAGACGTTGGGGAGAAAGACGGTCTCAAACCGGACGAACAGCGTTTGCTCGAGCTCTACCGCCAGTTACCGGAAGAAGAGCAGCAGAACATGCTCCGCATTTTTGCGCTTCGCCTGAAAGAGTTAGATGAGCTGTACGAGAAGTACATGAAGGGTCGGATTCGATCGCAAGGTGAGCAAACCTAAACCAGTAGTATCTAATTCCATGTAATAAAAATATTTCAAGATTTAATATCTTCTGGAGGATTCGGTGTCTAAAGAAACAACCGTCGAACTTATGCATCTTAATGATGTAATCGAAGCGAAAAATTTCATCGAGACCAATGCTGACGGTGTCGTAACAATCGGCACACAAAATGCCGGTTACGAAGTTTACAATTTTGTGTTCCTGAATAGCAGCCCGATCATCGGTACGGATAATGCGGATATAGTCGTCAAGGGCATGCAGCGAACCAAAGTTGTGTCTGTGACTTTAAGCAAACAAAAGGCTTATGATTTTTATCAATCCTTAAAAAGTATGTTTGAGGAATAATAATTGATGGATGCGGCTCAATCATCTCTTGGTGAAGGGAAGTTATTGATTGCATATTCAGACCATAGCGGAGCTACAGTAGGCTTAGAGTTTTCATCAGTAGCTTCGAGCCAAGCAACCTTCCTTATGGGTGCTTGTAGTTTTGCCGCTTCGGATAAACAAAAACGGATTGTCACATCAGTTGCTATGGATGATACTGAAATCATTCATACGTCAACTGAAGATGGAGGTGACGACATGGAAAAGAGATTGGCTATTCTTGAGGTTGAAGTTGCCCACATCAAGAAAGATGTTGCCGAGATAAAAAACACAGTTTCAAAAGTTGATACGACAGTGAATTCACTGGACAAAAATATGGCTGTAGTTTTGGAGAGGCTGTCTAGTATCAAAGAGTCTGTAGACAAAAAGCCCTCATCAGACACAGTGGACAAGAAAATCTCTGATGCTAAATTGGCGATTCTCTTAGGTGTCCCTGCGATTATCGCCATTGGTACAGGGCTGTACAAAGCTTTTATGCACTTCTTTTAGTCAGATTTGGCCAATACGCCTGAGTTATAAGGCTCTCAGCTACTAACTCTGTCGCCTTCCCCGAACCTTCTCATCCCGACCACGCGTCGGGATTTTTTTTGCCTGCGATTCTGCAGACGTGTCACAAAACCCAGCCACATAAACCTCAGATTTACAATTAATACCAACCCTAAGTTGACATATATATAAACCAGTGATTTAATCTAACTCACCAAGACGCACCACGAACCACCCAAGCATGGAGCCCACGAAGTAGCCGTCCGGGGCATACGAAAACCGGAATGAGGTGGTGATATTAACGCGCAGTAGGTTTGAAACGTTCCGCCAGCCTGGCGACAAGGGCAAACACAGAAGTGAGCTTCGCGGTGGTGAATTGCAGAGTTAAAACGCTCAACTGTGAAGATCAGCGTCACGGCACCACCAGCGAAGTTCACTCAGCAATAGTGGAGAACATCATGGTTCATCAGCACTACGGTACACAGACAGTAAACCGCGGCGCAGTTCAGCCGGGGATGCTTGTAAAACACAAAGACTCAACCTGGACGGCATCAGCTAACGCTCGCGGACGTTTGTATCTGCATCGCGGCGTAGAAATGACTTACACCAAGGATTTGCTGGTTGAAGTTTATCTGAACGGTCTGGGGCATGGACTCAGCCACTAGCGGAGGATGTCATGTTAGACAAGAAATGCGGATATTGCGGCAAGCCGGTTAAAACGGAGGAAGTAATCAAGAGCACCCTTCTCTATCGCAACGGCTCACAGCTGGCGCGCAAAGAAAAAGAGTATTGCTCCAAACGTTGCGCTTCGCACGACCAGATGGCTCACGAAGGCTAACGTAAAACCCGCGCAAGGCGGGATCTACGTCCGGTGGTACCGACCAAAGTTACACCGGAAACAACATTAAAACCAAAGTTAACCCAATGGGCGCTATCAATGGTCCGGGGATTCTAACACCCAAAAATGAGGATCTCACATGGAATTCTTTAATGTGGTTAAAGCCACTCAGAAATCCGGAAAGCAAGATGCAGTGGTCTGGTTCACTGCTAAAACCGAGGCTCGCGCCAATCTGATGCTGGATGTTGCGCTGGAAGATGCAGGTATCGAAACAGGTCGGGGTAAGGACTACGCCAAACCGATTCGCACTGATTTCCCAGTTGTCGACGGTCTGCCGAAAGAAGGTGAAGTTGATTTTACCTGGTGTGATCGCTACGAGCTTCAGGACGATGGGCGCACCTGGCTGCCAAAAGCCGCTGGTGTGTCTACTGGTTCCGTTGACGCCCCCTACACACCTACTCCGACCGTAATCGTTGAAGATGCGACTGCGTCCGAAATTGTCCCGGTTGAAAACCGTACTCCAGCGGTCCGCTTTGCCGTCCATCTGATGAACGATAAATACCAAACCCACGTCACTAAAGAGCAGCAGTTGGCTGCCAGCGAAATGTCACTGGATGAAGGCAATACATATCTCCATAGCCTGCTTGTGGCAAGGAACGATGTGCCCGCGACCGCCAAACTCAGCCTGAATGCTGAGTGGAAAATGATTCGGGCGGTTAAGGACATTTTCACACCAGACGAAGAGCACGAACCAAGATTGATCGCTGCATTCATGTCTGACTGGGTGAACACCGATGCCGGTGACCGCAATCAACTGGTAGAAGACTGGCGCAGTGGTAAGTTGCAGTTGCTCAAAACTGAAACCAGCAACGCTGCTGACGTTACAACTGGTCAAGATCTCACTGTTGAGGACGGTATCCAGACCGACGAGAACGGCCGGGCAGAAGGTGGCGTCGTTGATGGTGAAGTCGATACCGAAGAGCAATCCCAGCAGACACAGCAACCGAACCTGATCGTTGTTGCCACCCTGCCATTCCGCCAGCGCGTACTGGCTCAGTTCATCGGTGATGGTGAATATCTCTATCACATCGACGCAGGGCAGAAAAATGAGATTGTCCGCCTTGAGATGGACACCGATGACGCGTACGTCCAGAACCTGCTGCTGGCAGCTGAGAATGTGGAAGCATTCAAAAAAGCCATTGAGCACGATATTCATAAAGTCGTGAATGCCGTTAAGAAAGTCTTCCCTGTCGATGGTAAAAAACCGGAGCTGGCAACAGTTATCCAGTTCCTGACTGTGTGGTTCAACACTGATTACATCGACCGTGGCCTGCTGGTCAAGGAATGGCAGAAAGGTAACCGCGTTGCGCAGATTCAACGTACTGACGTCAAAACCAATGCTGGCGGTGGAAATAAGACCGATCGTAATACCGACTATGTCCACACACTGGACACTTTGGATGTTGAAATTGCGCTGGCCACCTTGCCAATGGATTTCAATATCTACGACATACCTGGTGGGGTCTACCGTCGCGCTAAAGAGATTGTCAGCAAGAAAGAAAGTCCGTTCAGCGAATGGTCTGAGGCGCTGCGCAAAACCGCTGGCATCCTGGACTATTCACGCGCCGCCATCTTTGCACTCATCCGCGGCACATCATCAGAATTGGTTAACTTTCCTGGGCGGTTGCGGGCATATATCAATGCCAATCTAACCGAAAATGACCACTCAAACCTCTCAGAAGAAACGCTGGCTGATGCTGGTCATGCGCCGGACGTCAGCTGGGAAAATGAGGTTAATGAGCAGGTCGCTGCAGAGCAGAAAACAGCTGCTAAACAGCCACAAATCGCCAACATGGGCAACGGCGTATTCTCCATTGATGGCCTGATGGGCGATCAACAAACACAAACAGATAACCGTTCACCACTTAATGAGGAAACCACCAGCAATGTGCAGATGGAAGAAACTGTCAGTGATGAAGAACAGGCTGGTGATGAAGTGCAGTCAGGCGAAAGCAGTCTGGAAACTGGTGAAGAGTCACATACCGGCCAGCAAGCCGATGTGAGCCAGAATGCGGATTCTGTTAGCCAAAACAGCGATTCTGTAAACCAAACCGAACCGGTTGCGGCCCAAACCGAGCCAGAAGCTCAATCTGACGAACCGGGTGTTGTGTACCCTGCTTACTTCGAACCTGGCCGCTATGAAGGTCTGCCGAACGAGGTTTACCACGCTGCCAACGGCATCAGTTCCACCCAGGTAAAAGATGCGCGCGTTTCGCTGATGTACTTCAATGCGCGCCACGTTGAGAAAACCATCGTCAAAGAGCGCTCCTCAGTGCTGGACATGGGAAACCTGGTACATGCGCTGGCGTTGCAGCCAGAACAGCTCGATGAAGAATTTAGCGTTGAACCCGTAATTCCGGAAGGTGCATTTACCACCACGGCAACGATCCGCGCGTTTATTGATGAGTACAACGCCAGCCTGCCAGCGCAACTGAGCGCAGACGATATCAAAGCTTTGCTGGATGAATACAACGCCACCCTGCCAGCGCTGGTGCCGCTGGGCGCTAGCCTGGATGAAACGGCGCAGAACTATATGGCGCTGCCAGCTGAATTCCAACGTATCGATGCAGATCAGAAGAAGACAGCAACAGCAATGAAGGCGTGCATCAAAGAGTACAACGCCACCCTGCCAGCGCAGATTAAAACCAGCGGCAGCCGCGACGCACTACTCGAACAACTTGCGATTATCAATCCTGACCTGGTCGCGCAGGAAGCTCAGAAGCTGCAACCGCTGAAAGTCTCTGGCACGAAGGCCGATCTGATTCAGGCCGTGAAGGCAGTCAAACCAGATGCAGTGTTCGCCGACGAGCTGCTCGATGCGTGGCGCAACAACCCGGAAGGGAAAGTGCTGGTTACCCACCAGCAACTTGCCACCGCGCAGGCAATTCAGTCAGCACTGCTCTCGCACCCGACCGCAGGCATGCTGCTAACCCACCCGAGCCGCGCCGTTGAGGTGAGCTACTTTGGCTTTGACGAGGAGACGGGACTGGAAGTTCGTGTGCGCCCTGACCTTGAGATCGACCTAGACGGCGTGCGTATCGGTGCTGACCTGAAAACCATCAGCATGTGGAATGTTAAGCAGGAAAGCCTGCGCGCCAGGCTACACCGGGAAATTATTGAACGTGATTATCACCTGAGCGCGGCTATGTACTGCGAAACCGCAGCGCTGGATCAGTTCTTCTGGATTTTCGTCAACAAAGACGAGAACTACCACTGGATCGCCATCATCGAGGCATCCGCTGAACTACTGGAGCTGGGTATGCTCGAGTACCGCAAAGCGATGCGCAATATCGCAACCGGATTCGACACAGGTGAATGGCCAGCGCCAATCACTGCTGACTACACCGACGAACTGAACGACTTCGACCTGCGCCGCCTTGAAGCGCTGCGTACTCAGGCATAAGGGGAATGATGATGGAAAACACGAATATCGTAACCGCTGAACAGCAGACTCCAAACACGATCTCAGCCAGCAATGCCATTTTCAACGTGCAGGCTTTAACCCAGCTTCAGTCTGTCGCCGGGTTGATGGCACAGGCAGCCGTAACGGTGCCTGAGCACCTCCGCGGCAATCCGGCAGACTGCATGGCCATCATCATGCAGGCGATGCAGTGGGGTATGAACCCTTACGCCGTGGCGCAAAAGACGCACCTGGTTAATGGTGTCCTGGGATACGAAGCGCAACTGGTTAATGCGGTGATCTCCAGCTCAAACGCCATCGTTGGCCGCTTTCACTATGAGTACGAGGGCGACTGGTCGAAATGTGCCAGCAGCCGCGAGATAACCGTTAAAAAGCCTGCGAAAGGTGGCGGGACGTACGACAAGAAAGAAATGGTACGCGGTTGGGAAAGTGCTGATGAACAAGGACTGTCGGTACGGGTAGGTGCCGTTATTCGCGGTGAAAGTGATATCACCTGGGGAGAGCCTGTTTTCCTCTCCAGCGTAATCACACGTAATTCTCCACTTTGGGTATCAAACCCGAAACAGCAGATCGCTTATCTGGCACTCAAATACTGGGCGCGCCTGTATTGCCCTGCAGTTGTTCTTGGTGTGTACACCCCTGATGAGATTGAACAGCGCACAGAAAAAGAGATCAACCCAACGCCGCAACGCGTTAGCCTGGCTGATATCTCAGGTGACACCGTCACAACCACGCAAAGCGCACAGGAATCGTCGGTAAATGTCGACTCTCTTGCCGATGATTTCCGCGAACGCATCGAATCTGCTCAGAACGTGGATAGCGCCAAATCGCTGCGTGCCGACATTGAAACGGCGAAAGCTACGCTGGGATCCGCACTATTCACCGAGCTGAAAAACAAAGCCGTAAAGCGTTATTACCTAGTGGATGCACGCAACAAGGTTGAGGAGGCTATTAAATCCCTGCCCCAGCCCGACGAGCCGCATGCATCCGAACGGTTCGCTGAAGCCGAGCGCATGCTTGCATCTTCAAAGCGTCACTTAGGCGATGAACTGCACGATCAATTCAGCATCACCCTGGCGGATATGAAACCGGAATACGTGGCCTGACGAGACCGGGAGGGGTAACCCTCCCTCAAGGAGATTATATGCGACTGATCAATCGAGGAAGTAAGCAATCACCTTTAGCTCGCCAAGCATGCGACATCGCGCTGGCAGCTCACTTGCAAACATATGGCGACTATGGGCGAAGCAAGATGAAAGAGACTTATACGGTGAAGGTTGAAGGCGTGAAAGTCTGGGTGGAGGTGGTGAACCGAAAGGCGAGCTACGTGGCCACAGCGATGACCGGCATGCGCCGTCTCCGCTCCCTGCCCGGGCAGGTTGGTTGAAAAAGATTTTGAATGGCCCGAACGGGCAACTGGAGAGAGCTATGGATGATATTTTGGTAACGTCAGACCTGACCAGTCGCTACAAAATTTCACGCAAAACCCTTTGGTCATGGCAAAGTGCAGACACAATGCCTCGGGGCTTCGTATGCCCGTTCCCACCCCCTGACTGGCCCGGCAACCCTAACCGCTGGCGCTCTGAGTCAATCAAAGAGTGGGAGGATAAAAAGAAGATAAATTAACTGAAGGGCTCTCCGATGATCTCTTCAAGATGGCTCTGCCAAACGCGGAGCCAGTGTTTCTGATCATCGATATAGTCATGAAGGTTGTAATGCGCCATAACCCCCACCATCTGATGCCCGAGCAGCTTTTCAATTACGTGCGGCGGGCAACCTAACTCAGAGAGATTTGTGGCTATCGTCCGCCTCATATCATGAAGCGACCACTCTGCCATACCTGTTCCATTCCAAATAGAACGGGCGTAATTGGATGCCACAGGTGAATGAACGGGCGAATCTTTGATCCCGCCATCAATTTTACGTTGTGAAGTCACCAGGTGATTGGTGTTTATTTTCTTGAGGTGATTTCTGACCAGGTTAACGGCGGCGTCTGAGAGTCCCCTTCTAATATGTACCCGAGTTTTATAACTGCCCGCAGGCACGACCCACTCATTATCATCCAATCGAAACCATGATCTCTCACTAAGTCGAATCTCAGCCGTACGGCATCCGGTAAGCATAATAAATTTCACCAGGAAAACGGACTCTATCGACATATGGCTTTTCAACCACTGATAGATTTTGCGCAGATCGTCATCGTCCATCCTGCGAGTTCTCTTTTTAGGCTTTTGCCCGACATCAGATGGCAGTAATCCCTCGAGTGGGTTTGAGGCGATCACACTTCTGTTAACGCAGAACCTAAACGCCCGTTTGCACAGCGAAAGCATGTAATGAGCCATCACCCTGCTTTCTATAGAATCGAAGACGTTGATCCAGTGCATTTTCGCTGTGTTATCGACTTTGACATTCTTCATCGGTTCGGCGATATGTTTCTCAAACACCTGGCGATAGTAATCGACTTTAACTAGCCCGTTAGCGATACAGTGCCTTTCAATCCAGTAATTGAACGCTTCGGCAACGGACATCGCTTCCTGTCGGGTCTGCTTATCCAGCTTCACCTGCTCTCGCGGATCCAGTCCCTCAGTTAACCAGTTTCTGAATTGTTGGCGACGCTCTCTTGCCTGGGTGATACTCATTGCAGGATAATCACCAACATTGAGTTTTACCGCTTTACCGGCCCAGCGATACCGATAGAAAAATGATATTTTTCCGGCCTGGCTGATTCTGGCGTTGAGCCCGTGCGAATCAGAAATAATCTCGATATCATCTCTTTTCTTGCCGAGCGCCTTCCTGAGCTTTGTGTCGGTGATCAT